TCAGCCGTTCCAGACTGGTGCATACGCCGGTGCACAGAACGCTATCCCGCAGGTCCCGTCCAACGCTAAGATTACCACCAACAACAACGCTGCTGCGTTCATGGGTCAGGCCCCGGCAACACCGGTTCAGGCTCAGGTCCTCCCGACCAACGCCCAGGCACCTATGCCTGTCCCGCAGACCCCGGCAACACCGGCATATGCGCCGACTCCGACGCAGATGATGACCCCGGTTCAGCCGGCTGCTCCGGCTGCTCCTGCAGCTCCCGCAATGAACCCCGGCTTCCAGGCCATGGGTGTCCAGCCTCAGCAGACTGTGTTCCCGCAGGCTACTCCGGCTGCTCCTGCAGCCCCTGCAGCCCCTGCACAGCAGTCCTATGTTCCTCCTGCAGCTCCTCCTCTGAGCCAGCCGGTTCAGATGGGTATGCCGGGGGTACCGGCGGCAGGTCCGGCTCCTATCGTCGAAACCGATAGCGATGATGACCTCCCGTTTTAGTACAAACTAATATTCACTGTTAGTTGCATACACACAATCCCGCCTGTTTTCGGGCGGGATTGTTGCATATGCATGAAGAATTTACTATATTTGGGTATACGATATGGCCATCAGCTATGACGACATTCCGGCGTCGGTTTACGACGATTCTATCAGGGAGCAGTTCTCCCAGTATGCCCTGGATGACAAGCATCCCGGGTACTACAATTTCGTGTGTCCTAATCCGGAATGCGGCGACATTAACCAGCCGCAGAAAAAGAAAGCCTACATCTACACCGATACGTGGCTGTTCATCTGCTATAAGTGTACGCCGAAAATGCCTTACGCCAAGTGGCTACGACAGCACGACGAAGATGCGTACCAGCGATTGCTGTTCAGCGCGTTCGGGGTCAGGAAAGGTAACCGGGTCAATGACGACCCGTTGCCTGTACAGCCAAGACCGGCCGATGCATCGCTTCCTTTCAAGGACGGCGAGATAATTCCTATTTTGTCCAATCACCCTCTTGCATTGGCTGGGCTCAACCTGTGCAGGCAGAGACGTATACGCGAGGAAGTCTTTTCCGAGTGGTTTGTCTGTCTGCAGGGCGACCAGTTCCTTGACCGTGACGCGAACGGAAATTACGTGCTTGACGAGCATGGGCGTCCGAAGGGAAACGAATACCATAACCGAATTATCATCCCGTTCTACCACTTCGGCGGAAAGTGGGGGCAGTTCGACGCGAGGGCCATAGACCAGGCGAACCCCATGCGTTACAGGAACTTTACTGGAGTCAAGCGCACCGCGTACAACATAGACTTTATCAACTACGATGAACCAATCTATATCCTGGAAGGTACAATAGACTCTACCTTTGTCCATAACGCGATAGCAATCGGCGGCATCCAGCACTTCGACGAGATAATCTCTCAAAATCCTAGACTTGCCGAGAACAAGGACAAGGTTGTCGTATTGTGGGACAATGACTCCGAGGGACAGAAGGCCCGTGCAAAGACGTGCGAGCTTGGGTACAAGTGGTTTACCTGGGAAGGACTAAAGAGCAAGGACATCAACGGTGCCGTGATGGCAGGCGAACTCCCCGTTGACGAGGAAGGCTTCGTCCGCCGTGAAGCGATAGAGGCCAGGGTTAGAGACCCGGAAGCCGCAGGAATACTGTTCGCGCTGAAATATGGCAACATGAAGAAGGAAGCCGCCAAGAAGAGGTTCGAGGGAATCAAGAAGTTCAAGGAACAGAAGAACTTCAGGAAGCCGGAGGTATTGTTCTAATGCCGGCTATCCTCAAGACCGCGTACAAGAACAGGAACAAGACGCCGGAATTCGTCGGCTACATGTGGCTGTCGAGATATCTCAACATCCCTACTCCTAAGCTCAGGTCAAGCGGCATTCTCGATGACATCCCGTTCAGGTACGACAAGTCCAACAAGAAGATGTTCAAGTACACGGCTGCGATGGACGCTATCGCCAAGTACCGGGTGTCCCCGCCGGACAACCTGCATCCTCTCCACGAGTTTTCTCAGGCCGAGGCAATGCTTGAGATGGGGCTGAAACCTGACCAGCTTACGCAGTTCATTCGCGCCGGAAAACTGAGGACGCACGTTTCCCAGGTAACCGGGCATTCCGCCATATACAGGCAGGACATCGACAGGTTTTACCGGGAATGGTTCCCGGAACATATAGTAAGCAACATAACGATGCCCGTGCGCAGGGCAACCGCATCGATGCTCATTGACGTGAAGCTGTATAACCTGAAGCGCAAGACTCGCGAAGGCGAACTTTCGTATGAGCCAAGGAAACGCAAGGACCCGTACAGGTACAGCAAGACTGAGCTGCTGAAGTACCTTCGCCGTTCCGGCCGCAGGTGGTTCAGGAGGAATCCGTTGCCGGATTACCTGACATCCAGCGTCGCGGCAATCTACATGGGAATTTCCGACAAGCACTTCGCCAACCTCCGCATGATGGGCATAGTGAAACTGGCGGAAAATCCGGTCGGTACCGGTGCTTGCCAGTATTGCTACAAGCGCTCCGAGCTCGATGACGCAATAGATGCCATCAACGCGAGAACATACTACTGCGAGGGCATGAACTACTATACCCGCCGTGCCATCAAGTACAAGTTCCTCAAGAGCGAGCGCTGGGTTGACGAGTTCATCGCCGGGAAGTGCAGGCGCGTGATGTCCAAGGACGAGATTGCTCCTGCCACTGGCCCGGTAAAGGCACCGCCGAAGGGCTGGCTGAAGGAAGACGTTGAGCGCATTGTCGCGTCCGGCGTCGAAGTCAAGATTAGGAAGAAGCACCATCTGTCTTTCACCAGGAAGAAACTATCCAGCATAGTCCAGCTGGCTACGCCTCCCGTGGTGTTCGCGAACCCAGTCGAGCAGATGGAAGCCGCCATCGCGGCATCAATCAAGGCCGGCAAGGAAGCCTCCATACTCAAGAAGCGCGAGGCGCTGAAGAAGGTCGAGGCGGAGTCCGCCAAGCTGAACGCAATCCGCAACATACTTACCGGCGGGCCGGCGACGCGGCAGAGCCGTCCGAGCAGGAACGACATGCTGCGTTTCGCCGAGGAACGCCCGATAGTCACTATCCTGTTCAGCACCACCGGCATGCGCGGGAAATACGACGAATACCCAAACTCGAAGGAGGAGTGCCTCTTCCGAGTAAGCAGTGGAATATCTTTCGGGCGCAGGAAGATTCCGCCTTCCTTTGCCAGGGCAATCATGAACGCCCTGAAGATTTACAAGAAGCAGGATGTACGCCTGACCCCGTCATGGGTAGTGCTGGTGTCGGCCACGTCAATCATAACGGACCCGACATTCCACAGGACGCTGGCAGAGGTTCCCGAGGGTATAGGCGCGGTCGCCCCGTTCGGCTACGAGTATCTTCTCCCGGATGGCTCCTGGGACAGGTGCCCGGTTTCCTACGGGACTTACGGGATGTACAGCGAAATTACCGGGGCCCGCCAGAGGGTCGACGGGATAACCGATACGTTCGGCGCCCACCGGGTTGCCGTGATGGACGGGCCGTTCGTCGCGATACGCGGGGAATACCTGGCGGAACTGGGATACATCAGCTTCTTCCAGCAGCTGGGCGACCAGCGGGGCCTGCTCGGGCCGGTCGTTTCCGGTATCTGCCGAAAGTTCGGCATCCCCATGATGCAGGTTTCGGTGGAAAGCTGGTCAAGTATCGAGTATTTTGTACGCCCAAACACGCCGGAGATGAATCTGGCGGTCGATAGAATTGCTAACTTTGTAGAGAGGCCGATTGAGAGCCTCTAAGGGAAATAACCTATGGAACCACAGATAATCACAATGAGCCCGCAGTTTTTCGCGTTGCTCAAGAAACTCACGATGGTGAGCAAGTCCAAGGCCACCGTATTCTTCAAGGGCAACGGCCGGTGCAGAATTACCGTGCCTACGACGGCGACGTTCCTCCATATCTCCGCCGGCCCCAACGACCTCAATTTCGGCGGTAACGAGGTATGCATCGCCTCGCTGATGGAATTCATCAGGTTCTGCGAACTTGTCGGATTCCCGGGAACCCCCGGCGCTTCCGTGAGTGTCCTGGACGAGACTTTGACGAACGGCCATGTCTACCCGATGGTGAAGTTCATGAACGGTTCCGAGGATATGGCGACCAAGGTTGCGCGTGCAGTGTGCGCCGACCCGACGAGGTTCGACCAGAAGGCTAGACATGTCCCGTGTGACCGCGAGAAGGACCCGATGAACTGCCTTGCGACGATAGCCCTCGACCGTAACGAGCTTAAGACCATGTGCGACGAGTTGAAGATGGTTCCCGGTTGCCAGTTCGTCTCGGTGGTCCTGACCCACAGCAAGGTCAACATCTACATGAAGGGCCGTACCGGCCAGCAGATTACCAATACCATCCCGAGGAACTGTACCAGGATGGGCGCGGCGGCCAGCATCGACGCCGCCTATGCCAGTTCACATGACAAGTTCCGCAAGATTCCCGCCCTTTACCTGAACATCCTGAAGGGCATCGATACCGACTACGAGGTCGAGGTTCGCCATATCAAGACCGACAAGCGCGACAAGCTCACCCTGAAGGCCTTCTCGTCAATCGCCGGGGCTGACCCGAACGACCCGATTACGCTCTATGTCGCCGGTATGGAAAGCGACGGTGGCGAAATCAACCACGAAAGCCTGGTCGAATAAGATATAAACTACTGGGAAACTGATTATTACGAGGTTCCCAGTGAGTAACGGCATCTCCCTGAAAGACTTTACTAAGGCTTTCGAATATACGAAGACCCAGAGCGGACCGGTGAAACCGGCCCGCACTACCTCCGTCAAGATGATGAAAGGTACCCTTGGCCCGGTAGGCGACCAGACCAAGCAGAAGTGGGACCATCGCACGTACGAGAATAAGAGTCTTCTCCAGCACAAGAATTACCTGTCCCTGAAGGACATCGCGGTGAAGATTATGGCTGAGGCAACGTCCTCTACGTCATATTCCCCGATGCGACTCAACCTCTCCGGTATGGACATGGACAAGACGTCAATCAACGGCGAGTTCGTGTGCGACGGCAAGCCGGTGACGATGAACCTCAGGTATCCGAACACGAAGGGAAATATCAGCGTCGAACTCGCACTGGATGACGGAAACAGCACTCTCTATACCGTGCCGCTCGAATCCGACCAGTTCAAGGGAAACTTTGCACAGTCAATTCGCCAGACCGCACGTAACCTCATCACCAAGGTATCCGACGAAGAACGCAACAACATGATAAACGGTGTCGGCGTAGTAAGGATGCCGGGCGACAATTTCAATGATACGCTCGGTCTGGCCGCAGGTGACACCAATAACATCACCCGTTACGAATCAGTCGACTGGAAGCTCCAGAAGCTTCTCGGTGTATGCCAGCAGGCCGAGGCCCAGTTCGAAGCCGAGGATTTCGGCGCTGACGATTTCGCTGCACCTGCCGGCGGTGATGCCGGTGGCGACATGGGCGGCGGTGCAATGGGCGGCGGTGCAATGGGCGGCGGTGCCCCGGGTGGCATGGACGGGACGGAACATCCGCAGGATGCCGGTTCTGTCAATGGTGTCAACGGTGGCAACGGAAATGGTGAGAAGAAAATGGAATTCCGCGAATTCTGCTTGCCGAGCGACCCGTCCAACGGCTCCGGCCTGTCCCAGGCAGCGTGGGACAACATGGCACAGATTGTTTCCGATGCAATCAACTACATCAACGACAACCAGTCTGGCGGTGTGAAGCCGTCTGCCACAGAATGGTATGAAGGTTTCCCGGGCGTCAAGAACATGATTCCTGATGAAATCCTGGAACAGTTCCTCTCCTTCGATGACTACAAGGCACTCGATACTACGCTTCCGGTGAAGGGCCTGCAGCAGTTCGCCCATGCTCTCGAAGGCGGCAAGGTTGATATCACCAAGTTCAAGACGGACCTCGGCAAGTGGTTCCCGGAGGTCTACAACACTGACGGTACGGCAATGCACGATGTCGCCAAGGAAACCGCCGCCATGACGTTCCCGCAGGATGACAACACTGGCGTTGGCCAGGGTCTCGACCAGAGTGCCCCGGTTGACTTCGGCGGTATCGGCGAGATGGGCGACATGATGGACAACGCACAGTCGATGGTTGGCAATGACGGCAACCTCGATGCCGGCATCGACATGTCCGAAGACGGAAGCCACTCGGAAGAAGCCGGGAAGGACAAGACGGAACTGGCCGTCGACTCGCTCGACAAACTCTTCTAGTCCATTTCAACACGATTATCGATATGCGGGGGCTTCGGCTCCCGCATTTTTGTATTAGTTTCAGGGACGTAAAGAGGAAAAGTTATGCCAACACCGAAACTTACAATGTTCAATACCGTGACCGGCTTCCGCGAAGCGGTTTCCTTCATCGGGTTTTCTTGCGAGTCGGAGGACAGCAAGGTACACATCGAGACGTTCGTCAACCATGAAGAGGATGACCTCGTGTACATGAAGCTCACGACTGACAAGGGGGCTACCGCGCTAGTGGATTCTACCCTGAAATCGGAATGCCTGGACAGCGATGCCTATGTGAACCTGAGTGACTTCTTCGTGATGTGCGACAAGGGCGTCAAGGATGGTCTCGTTGCCATGTGGGTAGCCGATGGAAGGCTTTACATCGGTTCTTCATACAATGAAGGCCTGCAGTGCTTTGAGTCCGAGGCCAGCCTGCCGATGCTCGAACCGTTCGAGGAAGACGACGCCTTCTCCGCGGACATCACCGTGCAGGTCGAACAGATGGTGATATCCTCGCTTATCGATGCATGTTACAACTTCGAGACAATCGAGATGGCATGCACCGAAGGCACAATCTCGTTCCGTACCGGGGATGACCGCGTGTGCATCGCCACACTGCCATATACAATCAAGATTCTCGGTGTCGAGTCACCGAAGGACGTGAAGGACTTTGCGGCATCCATTCCGGTCAACGTGTTCAGGATTATGCCTACCGTGAACACCGACCCGGTATGCTCGTTCGACTTCGACTTTGCCCGGAAGAAGGTCCGTGTTGCCGGCAAGCTCTATGCCATCAACTACAAGTATGGCGAAGGCAAGCTCCGTACCGGTACCAGCGAAGGCATGACTTCGTACATGAAGTTCGACACGCTCGGCATGATGGCTACCATCGACATGATTTACGGGCTGAACTACAAGGACCCGATTGCCCCGGTTACACTTATTCCGCTTGACGAGAATACCGTGGAAATCAAGTACGGGTTCGAAAACCGATATGCCGGCACGATTACCATGACCGGCGTGAAGATGATGGATACGAAAAAGTCCATCGAGTTACCGATGGACGTTAGTACCATGATGGTGAGAAACGCCGGCACTGCCGTTCTGGAAATGCTCTACTCCGATGACGGGAGGCTGTTCCTTACGTTCGCCAGCGAGAAGAGCAAGTTCGCCAGAAAGTGCATGTACTTTGGCGACTAGCCTTCGGCCAGGTCGGAATCATCGGGAGGCGCACTGTCGCTTCCCGTTTCTGTATCCGAGGATTCGTCCGAGGAACCGGGCTCGATTTCCGACATGGCATTGACGCTGCCGCCATCATCTTCTGAGCCGAAGTCACCGAACCCTTCCTCGGCGACGGAGTTGACCGCATCCATTCCTTCGTCGGAGAATCCGAGGTCCATGTTGTCGATGCCACCGCCGAAGCCTCCGCCGAATCCACCGCTGTCACCGAAACCTCCGCCGAATCCCCCGCCATCGGCACCGAAGTCGCCGAAGTCATCGAACCCGGCGTCATCGCCGAAGATGTCGGAACCCGGCGTCTGTTCATCCGGGTTGAATCCCATGATGTCCTCGTATTCGGAATCGTCGTCAGTCTGTTCTTCCGGATGCTGCAGTTCCTTGCGAAGCTCGTTTACCGCGGTATGGACCATGTCCTGTGAATCCCCGCCCATCGGCATGGTGCTGGGGTCATCGAGCGCCTTGTCATGCAGTTCAATCATCTTGCGGCGGAACCGGGCCTTGACCTCGCTGACCGGGAGACCTGATTCTTGGCTCAGTTCATTGAAAATAGGCAATTCATGGCTTACCGTGGCCGTTTTAGGGATATTTATGTCCATATCGAGTTCCTCGATGTACAGTTTATTTTTCCGTGAAACATAAATTATTGCGGCGTTATATAAACTTACGAGCAAATCAAACCAACTAGGAAGGTATTTACCATGGCATACAGCCTCGAAGAAGAAGATAACATGCTCTCCCTGTTCGAGAGCATTGCAAACCAGCCCATCGAACAACAGCGCCCGTACAACGAGGTGCGTAACCCGAAGCCCATGATGGAATCCGCTATTTTCGAGGGTACCAAGGTGGACTTTTCTAGCTGGACGACCGATTCCAAGAAGGTCGGCAAGGCCAAGACTGCTTCCAACCCGGACCTCAGCAAGGGGTCCAAGGCCGCCAAGGGTACCACCGTGGCAACCAAGGGCACCAAGGACCAGGTCACCGAAAACGACGTCGTGACCATGAAGAAGGAAGACAAGCAGGTTACCAAGCTCGTTACCGAAGACGCCTCCCACGAAGCCAAGTGTGAACCCAAGGCCAAGTCCGGGAGCTTCGACGCGGCGGCCAAGTCCACCGCCTCTGCACAGCGTTCCAAGGCAGAGTCGAACAAGAAGTTCTCCGAGGAAAGCAAGCGCCAGCGCAAGATTGACATGTTCCGCGACTTCGTGAAGAGCCTCGGCGTGGACGAGAAGAGCAAGGCCGATGCCGAGAAGGTCCTCAAGAAGTTCGATTCTATATCTAAGTTCATCGGTGAGCCCGGCAATGGCAAGACCAAGCCGAAGCTGGAAAGTATCGCCACTATCAGGCCATGGAGCTGCGGCGGAATGTTTAACGAGCCTACTCCGGATGAACTCAAGTGGATTGAGGAGGTTGCTGCCAAGAAAAAGGCCGGCGAACCGCTTGACAAGTTCGAACAGTATGTATACGACCGTGCTGAACAGGAAGGCCGGCTGCCTGCGCCGAGCGTGTAACGGCAGAATAATGTATTTGAAAAAAATCCCGGGATTTCCCGGGATTTTCTGTTGTATATACACGGAAATCTTGCTATATTTTATATCGGAAACCTATGGAAAATGTATCGACAATGGCCCCGCCGGACCCGAGGGTGGAGCAGAGAGCTGTCGGTACGGCTACGGTCCTATCCGCCAAGGAGGAACCGAAGCAGTACCGAATGTGGTCTGCAATCTACCACGACAGGGACACGGACAACCTGTTCCTCTGGTACGACGACGGGACGCTTGAACAGAAGCGTATAGTTAACACGTTCTACACCCCCAACAGGGGTGAGTTCGGTGCGATGCCCTGCGGGATGAAGGACATCTACGGCAGGGAGATGTATGCCGTGCAGAGGCATACTACGCCCGAACAGGACATCAGGAAAAGATATCGCGGGCCACACAACCACCTGGCGGAAATCGACATCGACCCGAGGGCCAGGTTCCTTCAGAAGCACTACGCGAACACCGGCATGCTCAAGCCGGACATGAAAAAGATTAACATCTGCTTCCTCGATATCGAAGTTGAGACTACGGGCCGCTTCCCTGCGGCTCATCGCGCAGAGTACCCAATCAACTGCGTTACCATCTACTTTTCTTCTACCGACAACTATGTTACGTACGGCGTAGGCCGTGACATCGACGATGACGTGAAGGAGGCCATGGCCAAGGAGAACGGCAAGTACGTCCTCTGCGAGTCCGAGACTGACCTTCTCCGCAAGCTATTTACCGAGATTGGAAACAACGAAGTCGCCATCCTTTCCGGTTGGAACTTCTCCTACGATACCACGTACATGGTAAACCGCGCCGAGAAACTCGGCGTCGAGCTGAAGCTCATGTCCAGGCTCCCTGCCCAGTTCAAGAAGGCATGGGTGAACAATGACGGCGAACTGCAGATTGCAGGTACCGAAGTCATCGACTTCCTGGCGCTCTACCGCAAGTATACTTTCTCCGAAGAACCTTCCTACAAGTTGGACTACATCGGCGGCAAGGTCTGTGGCGAGCACAAGGCCCCGCTTCCCGACGGCTACAAGTCCTGGAAGAACCACTGGTCGCAATTCATATACTATAACTGGCAGGACGTCCGCCTGCTGAAGAAGATTGAGCTCAAGGAACGCATGTTCCAGCTGTGCGTGACCGCTGCCGCGGAAGCGCACGTCCCGTTCTCGTTTGTTTTCGAGTCCAAGAAGATGCTGGTCGGGTTCGTGATGAACTACCTGCACCAGAACGGAATGGTGTTCCCCGCATACAGGGAACAGCAGAAGGAAGAATACCCCGGTGCATTCGTGTACTCGATTCCTGGGTTCTACGAATGGCTGGTCTCGTACGACTATCGCTCGCTGTATCCGTCAATCATGATGACATTCAATACCTCTCCGGAGACGAAGGTCATCAAGCCGATGGACTACGTGATGACCGAGGAAGAGAGGGCGACGCTCATCGAGAGCCCGTGGACCCACAACGGCAAGTACAGGGTTTACTTCAGGAAGGACAAGGAAGGCATCGTCCCGAAGGTCACTCGACTCCTGTTCGACGGTCGTGCGAACCTGAAGAACAAGATGAAGGCCGCCAAGAAGGCGGGCGACCACGAGATGACCGGCATCTACGACATGATGCAGAAGGTGTACAAGGTTCTCGGCAACTCGCTGTACGGCTTGCTCGGTTCCAACTACTTCCCGCTGTACGACGTGGACAATGCCGCATCCATTACTGCGTATGGTCGAAACCTCATCAAGTTCACCATCGAGCAGCTGGCCCATTACCTCAACGAGGAGGTATGCCACGACCAGCGGTTCATCGACGCGTTCGGATATGTCCCGAAGATTAACCCTGACTATCTAGGCACAACGCTCGATGACGAAGGCCAGGTCCTGTACAAGAGAATGTCCCACGGTGATACCGATTCCTTCTATTGCAAGGTGGGCGACCTCTTCGAGGAGTTCCACAAGAAGGAAGGTACTGGTACTGAAGTCATCGTCTACAAGGGACACAAGCAGGTTGAACGTTTCACGTTCGGAAATTCCGAAGAACAGGAACTCGAGTCAAAGAAGTGTTTCAACCGCATGTGCAACAAGTACGCGCACGATACCTGGCATGACCCGGAGAACCGCGCCATTGACAAGAAGACCGGTCTTTCCAAGGTCAAGATTATGTTCCACGACGGTATCGTGTGGGGCAGCGAAGGTCATCGCATTCTCTACAGCCGTTACAGGCTCACTGACTTCTGCCGTATGATGGACGCGGTTATCCTTGAAGAGAAGCTCGACGAGTTTATGCTTGCCTACGCCACCAAGTGGGGATACCTCAAGAACGAGCTGTTCCTCAAGCGCGAGAAGTGCATCTACAAGGCTATCGTCACTGCGAAAAAGAAGTACATATGCGAAGCCGAGTCCAACGAAGACATCGTCTACTTGGACAAGGAACCGGTGAAGGACGAGGAAGGCAACATTATAAGCATCGGCTCTATGGAACTGACGCCTGACTTCGCAGTGACCGGCCTTGAAATCGTGCGCAGTTCTACCACGCTGTTCTCCCGCGAACGCATGATGGACATGGTGAAGCTCATGCTGAAGACGATGGACAAGGCGGTCGTGCGCGAGCGCCTGCTCGAAATCAAGCGCGAGTTCTACCAGGCTGTCAGCGAGGGTAAGTACTCGTACATCGCCATGCCGTCCGGCATGAAGGAAGAACCGATTCCTTACCCGATTCAGTGCAGGCTTCCCCAGGAAGAACTCGGGAAGCTCGACTGGAGACGCCGTGCGGCTTCCGTGTGGAACTACCTCATCGAGACTGACCCGGTGCTGTCCAAGGAACCGTACGAACCGATTACGGCCGGCGAGAAGATGAAATTTATTAAGAAAGCGGACGAGGACTATGGTGTTAGCATCATCTGCTACACCGGAAACGAATGCCCGCAGCGTCTTATCGACATGTTCCATATAAATTGGGATGAACAATGGAAGGTATCGGTCGCCCAGATTCTTGGCCGCCTGTTCACTGCAGTCGGCTGGCCAGAAGAACTGGAATATGACGAGAGCGACGCGATGCTCGAACTGATTTAGGAGACATCATGAGTGAATTCAAGATAGAGGTGCTGAAGCACCCTACTGAAGAGGATTGGCAGTGGGTGAAACTGCTCGCATTGAATACGATGGGAAAGGGCTATATGATGGACAAGGAAATGTCCCTCGAACTGAAACGTAAATACCTGAAGTCCGACCATTCTCCTATCCGTACGTTGACATTTATCATCAAGATGGAAATCCCGTACTGCGACTCCGTGTGCTTCGTGCGACACAAGACAGGTGTTGAGCACTTTGTTCAGTCACAGCGTAACGACCGTCAGGACAAGTACGACCGGTATGCTGCTCCGCAGGGCGCACTTGTATCCCATATCATGTATGTCAATGCGCCTGAACTGATATTCATGGCCCGTCGCAGACTGTGCGGTAAGGCCTCTGTGAACTGCCAGAAGATTATGCGGGAGATAGTCAAGCAGGTTGTTGCAACGAACCCGGAATTTGACGGGCTTCTTGTACCGAACTGCCAGTATCTCCATGAATGCCCCGAGTTCCAGTCGTGCGGCCGTTGGCCGGTCAAGGAGAAGGAGGAAAAATCTGATGTCCACCAAAATGAATAAGTCCGGCAAATGGATGTTCGACATGGTGTTCCATGCATGTATAGCGGCATTTTTCCTGGAAATTGCCATCGTGTTTCTGGCAAATTATGTGGTCAATATAATGGAGCCCACGGTTCGTGCTAGCATGGAAGCGTTTGATATTGCCGGAAACATGCTGTTGACAATAGCGGCATTAACGGCATCCGCCTACAATGCGTTCATGTCCTTGCACAGGTTTCTCCTGTGGCATAACTATTGGAAAGACCTCAGGAATGTATTGGATGGCTAGGATGCCGGCGCGTCCGTAGAAGCGTTGACGTTCTGCGGGCCGGTTCCGCCCCACATGCCGAGTGATGTGCGTCCCGGGTTCACAACCGGGCCAGCTCCGCGTCCGAATCTGGAAGCATAGGAATTCTGCATCAGGGCCGCCACTGTTTCATCTTCTGGCGGTTCTTTGTCGTTTGCCAGGTTCTCGTTTGGAACGATACCCTGCTGGCAGGTTCCTGGCTGTGCGGCAATCTGCTTAACGTTGATGTCGGTGGCGGAATTCTCGAAAAGCCCCCGGTAAATCCCGGCAACCTGTTCGTAAAGCTCCTTGTCTGACCCGGCAATTCGCCTGATAAATTTCGCCATCGTTTTCATAATAGAAAGTTTATTGCTATATTTAAGTGAAAGGAATGACTTATGGCAGAAGAATTAGACTTGATTACAGGCATGCCGGTTCAGACCAGTGCCGAAGTTAATATATCCGAGGACCGTACCCTGGCTTGGGTCGAGAAGCACCGTGGCAGGAACCTGGACGAGATTGTTCTTCCCAAGAAACTCGACACCATAGTCCGCAATGCCCTCAGGCTTGGCGGCTACAACAACTACATATTCCACTCCGGCGTACCGGGGACCGGCAAGACCAGTCTGGCCGAGGCTTTCCCTCTTATGCTCGGTGCGGAGCGTGTCGTCCTGTATGCCCAGAGGGACTCCGAAATCCTTGACAGCATCGAGGAAGGAGGCATGTACCGTTCCGGCAACGGGCTCCCGAAGTATTACGTGATTGACGAAGCGGACCATCCCAGCAACCCCGAGAGCTTCTACCGTAAGCTTCAGTCCCTTATCGAGGCCACCTCGTCCAACCTCCGCTTTATCCTTACCTGTAACGAGATTTGGAGAATTCCGGACGCCATCAGGTCACGCTGTACACCGATTGCGTTCGACCATCCCGGCGACGATAGCGAGTACAAGAAGCGCATCTTCAAGCGGCTCAAGCATATCGCACTCGAGGAGACCAAGTTCACCGGGGGCACTGTCTCCAAGGATACCCTGGTGGAGACCATCCAGGCATGCTACCCGGACATCCGTTCGATGATTAACGCGATGCACCTTACGTTTCTCGAGAACAACGGAAGTATCGTCGGACACCCGAACGTTATCCGCGAGGAGACCATCAAGAACATCTACCAGCTGACTATCATGATGGACCCGAGGAAGCTCCGGTATTTCATCTCGTCCAACGTAAACGATTTCCGCAGTGTCTACATCCCGTTCGGGCTATACTTCATGAACCGCATCCCGCTTCCGACCAACGGGCAGATTGACTTCATGTACATCCAGTTCGCCTCCATGCTCGGCAAGGCCGTCCGCGCCACGCAGTCCCAGGTGAACCAGGAGGTGACGCTCATGGAATTCCTTTCGGATGTCATGATGATGATTGCCCAGTGCCAGATGGTTGGCAAGATGCCGTTGGACCCGGTGCAGCAGCCGGTTCAGGCGGAACAACCGGTACAGCAGGTGCAGAATGCCGTTTGACCCGTTCAGATTTCTCGATGAGCGCAAGCAGGGGCTCCCGGTGACTGAACTCGACAAGGACGAGTTCCAGCTGTACAACGTCGTCCAGGCCATATCGATGGACCCGAAGATGCGCAAGGTGGCGCACGAGTTCAACGAGCTCTCGTTCTCCCATCTCCCGAAGGACATACAGGCCATGGCCATGCAGGGACTCAACCGTGTCCGCATGGATACCCGGTGGTGCAGGGCCAAGGGCAGCGCCATCAAGGAGAAGAAGGAACAGGTTGAGCACATCATGAAGGTTACCGGTCTCAGCAACAACGACGTGGTCCGCAGCATGCGCTACGGCGTGTTCGACCTGGAAAAGATAGAGGAGCAGTACATAAGGGTGTTTGAGCCCGAAAAGCTACTGGAGCTTTATGGCAAGAAGAAAACAACCAACAGAAAAGTCCACGCAGCCAAAGTCAACGGAAAAGGCAAGTGAGCCGGACGAGAACGTCAGGTTCATGATGGAGAAGTTCGGTCTCGACGAGGAGAAGGCGAAGCTGGCAATAGAGAAGGGCTTCCGGGTGGAAGCCCTACGCGACGGCTCTGCAATGCGTCATTTCGTCGAGGATTCTGGAATCGCTGCCGGAGTCAACCGGGTGAAGCGGGAATTCCAGAAGGCTACAAAGTCATCCCAAGAAGAGTCTCGAGGATAGGGACGTCCTTTTCATCTTCCTCAGTCGGCTTGCCGTTTGCGGCAGCCTGCGCGACCGGTGTGGCCGCGCTTATTTCTTTTTCGGGGTCAGCCCCTGCGTTTGCCGCGTCCTGCTGCTTCTGAGCCGCGGTAAGGTCCGGGGTATCCGGGAGGTTGGTCTTCGGTTCCGGCTGGACGGCGTTAGGGTTGACCTGGCCGTCCGGTCCGACTCCGCTCTGCCGGTCGACAGCCATGAGCTGTTCGTCGGTAACCGGCATCTGCGGGGTATTGTCGACAGGCGGTTCCATTGCCGGGGTCGAGCCGAAATCGTATAGCATCTGCTGAAGCCGCTCGTCCGGGGCGGCGTCGCCGTCGCCGTTGGCGAAATCTACCAGGTAGTCCATCGGGGTCTTCTGGAGGGCGTCCTTGCATACCCAGGCGTTTCCCTCGACCTTTGAGTTGACATTGTTCGGCACGGTCATCTCGATGAAGCTCATGTTCTTTTCCAGCATCTTCTGGATGAGGTCGTAGTTGACCATCTGGGTAAATCGTCCCGTCGCCGCGAATACAAGGGCGTGAAGTACGGACTCGCCCCGGGAGTTCGTGCATGTCAGGATTAGCGGGTCGATTTCCAGCAGGGTATCGACCATGTTGTCTGCCCACATGTGGAGCGTGGTCGTCCATTCGCCGTCGCCGAGGTCTACCCGGCGGGTGAACTGCATCGGGAACTGGCGCAGGGCCTGCCGGTTCTTTTCCGAAATGACCTCCACCTTCTTGTTGAGGAGGTCCTGGATACCCTCGATGAGGGCCAGTTCTTCCGGATAGGCGTCCTTCAAGCCATTGATTCTCCGGTTAAGTTCCCTTTTGTCCATATATTCTACCCCCGATTTGGGCCGTTTTTACCAAGTTTATTGCCTTCTGCCCCGAAAAGTGGAAAAAAATGTGACCACGGCATAAACTTCCGCCAGAATAATTAACCAAACCATGAGGTAGATTATGGCAACACGTATGGGAGCGCCCGGGGTACGCATTGAACTCCACGACCGTTCCGGATATAGCCTGGTCGAGAACCCGAATGCGGTGGCTGGTGTCGTTGGTTTTGCCCCCAGGGGCGAGCTGAACAAGATTCGGCTCCTGACCAATACCGCCCAGCAGGACACGTATTTTGGCCTCGGATTCAACAACAGTCGTTACAACCAGGGCATGTACGCCACCCGCGCCGTCTTGAACGCAGGTGGTTATGTCGAGTTTGTGCGTCCATACGGCGAGGAAATCGACCGTACCGACGACTTCAAGCGTGACCTGAAGACGGATACCTACGTGGTGTCCTTCGACCGTAACGCGGTCAACAACAAGGAAAACACCGACAAGACCTCGATGAAGATTGACTTCTTCGCGTCCACGAGGTACAAGACCGACGGTGCTGCGAAGTTCGGCGTCACTCGTAAGATTAACAACGTCGCGGAGACCATCGTCAACAACAGCAACGTGAACTTCAACGTTGATGCTGCCGATGATGTGTTCAATGTCAAGAAGAATTTTGTGAGCAACGGCGGTTCTGCCCGTGGCGATACCGACATGGTCATGTTCGCCTTGATGAACGCCGACCCGAGCGGCGCGAACCGTGCCTACACCAGCTTCGAACTGGACACGACTCAGATGAAGGATGACCGTCGTGGCTTCGGCGAGCTCACTGTTGCTACTAAGGGCAAGGTGGGGTTTGCCGTCGATGACATCGTTTACGGACCGGCGACTGGTCGTGTAACTACGCTCAGCACTTTCCGTGTCACGAACATCGTCGACAAGACCGTTTACCTGAAGGCGGAAGATGCCCAGACCGAGCATAACCTCGCGCTCGGCTATTCTCCTCTTACCCTTCTATATCATGACGACGCAAATGCGGTTGCCGACGGGTATGACTACCTGACGGTCAAGACTGCCGTTGCCGGTCAGGGTGCGAAGACCTTCGGTTCTCTACATCTGAACGAGGAAGGCCTCATCAAGCTGAAGGCTATCCCGTCCGGTAGCTCTATCGTGTTCCATGACCAGGATTCCATCGACGTGTACGTCCGCGTGGCTACGTCAACCGGCACCGCCGTTACGGAATTTACCGAGTCCGGGTCCGTTGTGAAGGCTACAGTGGCCGACCCCGATGCAATATGGGTTGGCGATACCGTCAGCATTACATGGGATACCAAGTCTGCCGCGTTCAAGGTCACTGGCCAGACCGACGCTGAGTTCCAGCTTACCTACGTTGGCGAGAATGAGCTCGACACATCCATCTTCTCGGCTGACGAATGGACGATGAACAATACCCAGCCGTCTAACTGGGTTGACAGCGTTGGCACCAAGGTGCTTACTGTAACTTCCGATGCGACGGTCGCTACTGTAACGAACGAACTCGTTGCTATCATGCGTGGCGAGGAACTCGGCTACGGCTACGCCAACATCCTCGGTGACATTGCCAAGGATAGCACCGGTAAGCTCATCGTCAGCGAAGACAAGAAGACCATCAAGCTCGCTCCGGGTGGTGCACTCGAGTTTGTCGCCGACGATATCGTTGCGATTACCCGTGCCAGCGTCGACCTGGAGGTCGAGGCGACCGAGGACAGCGGTCTCGATACCGACAACATCCTGTGGCTTGGCAAGGTCAAGCAGTCTGACCCGATTACGGATACGGTCGAGTTCTACGACGAAATCGACTCCAGCCTGCTTCCGTCTGAAGCTACCGAACTCAACTTCCAGTTGCTTAACCTGACACAGACCAACAAGGTCGTGTATGCATCAACTGATACATGCAAGCGTCCGGCTACGATGACTGTTAGCGATGTCAAGTATACCTACAAGAAGAAGTCCGATGGTAAGGATGCCGTGGATGCCGTGTACGAAATCACGACAGTGACAGGTAAGGTTACTGATACGGTTACCGGTGGTGAAACTGTCGTGGTTACTTACGATGGCAAGACTGCAAGCGGTACCGTTGATGCAGAAGGTAACTTCTCCGCGGTCTTTACCGACAAGCCGACTACAAGCGAAGCTCAGCCTACCTGCGATATCCAGGAGGGTACAATCAATGGTTCTACCGTGACTATTTCCGGTGCGGCCTTCGTGACGGCAGTGAAGACTCCGGCTGAAGAAGCGGTCATGCCGGTGTACACCATCACCGCTATTGACGTTACTGCGACCACTACTGCAAAGTACATGCGCGTTGGTGACCAGGCTACGGCAACGGTTACCGCCATTGGTGAATCTCGCGTTGGCGAAGTCACAAAGGTAAACGAGGACGATACCTATACGATTCGTCTCGAGGCCGGCTTCGACCTCGAAGGTACTCGCAGCTCAAGTGCTGACGTGCCTCCTACCGCCACGACTGACTCTGTATCTGGCGTGACTGTCACTGTGACCGAAGGATACTCTGACATCTACATGATTGGTAACTACACCGTCATGGTTCCTGTCAATGTCCAGAACACGACTCCGGCTGTCGTCCTCGACGGTACGTTCGTTGCGTCCGATGACAGCGCTGCATTCAAGTATCTCAACTGGCAGACTAAGGAAGGCAGCAAGCTCGTTGTTGACCATTCCGAGAAGGTTCTTACTGATACGACAATCGGTGCTACGTTCGTCGGTCTTGGCCTCGCTAACATCCGCTACACCGACGTCAACTTCACGGGCAATACGGTGAAGGTGTACGACCTCACCGATGAGGGTGAAGCGGTTGCAAGGCTGTACCTCTCCATCTCGTACATGTACAACGGGGTCCTCTACGAATTCGACGGTACCGTGGTTAAGTATGTCTACAATGACATGCAGCTCTACATCGGTGATTCCGCCGAAATCGAACTCGAGGGCTCTGGTGTCTACTTCGTCCTGAACGAAAGCGGTGTCATGGAGATGTTCCGCGAGGATAATTCCTACGACCTCTCTGCTACGGTCGCTGGTGAAGTTCAGACCGACGGTACCATCAAGCCTATCCCGTCTAGCACGACAATCGCCCCGGCCTTCAACACTGAAGACCCGGCCATTATCAACAACGCGGTGTGGACCTATGACCCGCTCAACAACATGTCAACCAGCACGCTCTCCAACGCCTTCAACCTGTTCCTCGACAAGGACAAGTCCGACGTTACGTTCTTCGTCGGTGCTGGCCTTGGCCTGAACAACTTCGGCCTGAAGGGTTACGAGACGCTGAACACCCAGCTTATGCAGGCTGTCCTCAGCATCTGCGAACTCCGCAAGGACTGCTTCGCTCTGTTCGACGGTGTGGCTGACTCTCGCATCGAGAAGGTGCTCAAGCTTGACTCTCCGGCAAGCCGCTTCGGTTCTACCCTCGGCCGCTGGGGTGCAATCTATGACGCACGTCCAATCTTCTACGATTCAATCATCACCAAGTCCAACGTGGAAATCGCCCCGTCCATCCCGATGGCTTCGCTCATCACGACGAACCGTAGGGCCGCAATCTTCTGGCACGTGCCGGCAGGTGAGGACACGGGTATGATTCCTGGCGCATGGTGCCGCAAGCTGAAGTACGAACGCAAGTTCAACTACCCGGAAGACCCGGAATCCGATATCGCAAGGCTTTGCGACATCCACGTGAACCCGTTCCGCTCCAACAAGAAGGGCATCTACTGCTACGGCGACTTCACGATGCAGATGGAAGACACTGCGTTCAATGCGATTAACGTCACTATGCTCGTCGCAGGCATTCACAAGATGTTCTACAACTACCTCGACTCCCGCGTGTTCCGCCTCAACACCACGGCTCTCCGTGCGCAGATTAGCGGCGACCTCCAGGAGAAGCTCGACCAGTTCATGGCTGAAAACCCGGCCGGCCTGGAAGAGGGTAGCCACGTCATCTGTGATGACACCAACAACCCGCCGGAAGTCATCGAGGCCCATAAGCTCTATGTGGACTTGATGCTGTATCCGACGACAAGCACCCGCTACATCTACCTGAGGACCAACGTTCTCAGCAGGACTACCGGGAACGTCATCTCAACCGACATCTCTACGGGTGCCCGCTAATCAAAGGAGGATACATAAATGGCGAACAAACCTTATGGCGTTGAAGTGACAGACAAGAAGAAGATTTTCTTCGCGTCTAACATCGACCACCTGCCGGACCCGGTGCGAAGCACCCGCTGGCGTCTCTGTGTGGACCAGGGCATCTTCAAGGCAATCGGTCTCAAGCCGACCAACGGTTATGGTTTCGGTGAAACCCTCGCTAGTTCGAAGGAGTTCACCCTCCATATTTCCGATGGCGCGAAGATTCCTGATGCGGTCATCAAGTCCGAGTCCATCTGGTACATGGGTTACGAAAAGAAGTACCCCGTGCAACAGCAGCAGCTGGCCGGCACGACTACCCTCAATGCCCTCCTCCTCGAAGATGGCAGGGCATACGAGACGATGCTTGCGTGGAACCAGTGCTGCTTGAACAGTGGTATCCTGAACAAGACGGGCGAGGGTGACACGAACCCCGAGCGTAACCGTCTTGAAGTGGACAGCACCAACAAGCTGTACCTCGGCCTCGGCCAGCAGGAGAACTACCTGAACTCCACGGCGGTTCTTCTCCGTAACCACCATGTCACGCTCGAGCTGTACGACTGGATGTACGGTAACGTTATCATGGGCATCCGCTACATCAACGCATGGCCTTCCAAGGTCACAGTTGGTACGCAGCTCAACTACAACGACGCTAAACTCATGAAGTTCGGCTTCGAGCTCACCTACGACCGCTGGAACATCTGGTTCAACCCGGATTACAAGGTCATCAAGCCCGGCCAGCAGTAATCGGTAACGAAAATTAACAAGAGGCCCGGTTTCCGGGCCTCTTTTCGTTTGCAATTTTCGGCAAAAGTTTCTAGTTTTCCTCTCAGAGGAAATTGTATGTCATCATTCCATATAGATGAAGACGCCATCAACGAGATGGTCGGAGACCAGAACGCCCCGGTGAACGTCCAGATGCAGCGGCTGCGTGCCTGGTGCGCCGAGGCACTGCGCACGACGAACGACGATGGCGAACCGGATGCCAACATCGTGTACAAGCAGGGCAACTACAACATGGGCGAAAACGCGATTCACATCGCCATGCTTGCCTTCAAGAACAAGCTGAAGCTAATTGCCCTGAAGAAGGAGTATGCCAAGAAGCGGAGCGAGGTCTACATCCGCATATCCACCACGAAGCACAAGTGGATTCCGTCAAAGGAAGGCGAGAGCATCATGGTGGAGGGCGACCCGGACCTGGCCGACCTCAAGGAACGCCTGGATTGCCAGGAGGAATTCGTCAAGTTCCTGGAGGACATGCAGGACAAGATTAGGTACTACCCGAGGAACGCCGACGCGATGACCAGGGTACACAACTTCGGCCAGGAAATCGGCCAGATTATAGTGGGGGTAAGAAAATGATAGGGCACGGATTGCTCAAGATATTGGCACGGAAGGGCTGGTGCAAGGACCCTGACGAGGTAACCCCGGAGGAACTCCCGGAGCAGACCACGCGCACCCTGGCGGAAGGCAAGAAGCCGGTGGTGGACGGCGTTCCCACTGAACAGAAGAAGGCGGTGCTTGGATGAGCGAAGTTAACGAGAACGATACCGTGGACGCCGAGTCGGTGTTCGACGTGGATTTCACGTCCAATCCGGTTTCTTCCGGTATTCCCGCGGAGAAGCCCAAGAAGGAGAAGCCGAAGGAGGCGACCCAGGACAACCCGTTCGAGGGAGTCGAGGAGACCCTGGGGCTTCCCAAGGGTTCGACCAAGGAAGGACTGGCCACGGCCAAGCGGGAAGTCAAGAAGATTACCGACGAGGCCAAGAACCTCAAGACGCAGGCGAAGATTGTCGCCACAAAGCAGAAGATGGCGGCGTCCGATGACGGCCTGGTTCCCGGCTTCAGCCTGGAATCTCTCGAGGAGGACCGCAAGGCCCTGCGCAACCACTACATGGAGCTGTTCGCGAGGGGCAAGAAGGTGCTCGACCGCATCGAGGAGGACCTGGAGGACCTGGTCAACCCGGAACCGGACGACTACGCCAACTACCAGCGCCAGTATGCCATCATACTGAAGACCCTGGACAGCATCCGGGAGACCCTGGTGACGCTCCGCAAGGAGGAAGAGATACACTCCCAGAAGACGACGGCGGCTGTGGGCCCGGGAGGCACTGCGGCGGAACCCGGTGCAGGCGGCACGAAAGTCAACGAGGACGGCTCTATCGAGGTTACCGCGCAGGACACGAACGCCTGGATTGCCAAGTGGACGGAGGAACTCGACAAGGAGACCGCTGCGGATATCCAGCGTGAGTTCGACGAGCGTAACGCACCGAAGGCAATCACCGACGAAACCGGCGAAACCTAGATATGCGTTGACGTTTTTTTGCGTTTTTTGCTATATTTGGTACAGGCTGGAAATAATCTAGCCAGAACAATGTCTAAACCAAGAACTCATTAAGGAGTATTAAAATGAAAAAAGAAGCCCTCGTGAAGACCGGTACGGCATGCGCCGCCAAGTGCACCTGTGACAAGGAAACCAAGAAGCTCGCCGCGACCGTCGCCAAGCTCCAGAAGTCCCTCGACGCGGCAAGCATCAAGGCCGCAAAGGTTGCCTCCGCCAACGCCGCGAAGCTTGCCAAGGCAAACGACACGATTGCCTCCCTCAAGGCTACCGTGGCTGAACTCAAGGCCAAGCTGAAGCAGAAGAAGTAGTAGCATTTCCCAGCTATTTCGCTGATTTGTGGCGGCCGGCATCTGCATGCCGACCGCCTTTTTGCTATATTTATGTAGAAACCATTTGAACCAAGGAGATTTACCATGCCCATCGGACTAGTCGGCGACCTTCACCTCGGACCGAAATGCGAACGCTCCGGAATCAAGGAGCATGTTGTGGCCGGACAGGTGGCCCTGCACCAGAAGATGATTGCCGATTTCAAGGCGCGGGGCATAAAGACCGTACTTTTTTCCGGGGACATCTTTACAATCCACGCGTTCATGACGATAGAAGTAATGGCGTACGCGATAAAGCTGTTCCGCGATGACATGAAGGACTTCGATATCCACATCATCGCCGGCAACCACGACTACCTGTACGAAAACAAGCAGTCATTGAGTTCGCTGCAGCTGCTTGAACTGCTTCCGAACGTCCATGTCTACCGAGAAGGAGTAGAAAAGCTAGAGCTCCTCGGCAAGACCTGGTACATGGTTCCCTGGATTTTCCCCGACAAGATGGAAGCCATGAACGAGTGGCTGTCCAAGCTCGCCAAGAAACCGAAGGCTACGAAGGCGAAGACTGTTTTGTTCGGCCATTTCGACATCATAGGCTGCCTGATGGAAGCCGGACAGCTTTCCGAGGTCGGATTGCCGGCTGACAAGTTCTATAAGGCCGCGAACTACGTGTTCAGCGGACATTATCACTGCCGTTCCTACAACAAG